AACCCCCACCCCCCTGCGACTGCGCCGCCACCTTCACGGCCCTCCACGCCGCCCATCCCTCGTCGTTTCCGTCCCGCACCATCCCCGGCGACCCCCCCACCGCCAGACACGGCCCCTACCTCCACCACGCCCGCTACTCCTGCCCCACCTGCGGGGCCCGATGGGACGCCGTACTCCACGTCGGCGGGTTCCGCCTCGGATGACCGCAGGCACCGGCTCCTGGTCCGGGACCCGCCGCTCCTTCCCCGCCGCTACCCGCCGTCGCATCCTCAACCGCGACCGGTGGACCTGCCAGCTCCGGTACGCCGGCTGCCAGGGACACGCACCCATCGCCGACCACATCGTCCCCGCTGCTGAAGGCGGAAGCGACAACGCAACCAACGGGCAAGCAGTCTGCGCCACATGCCACACGATCAAGACACGGCAAGAACAGGCACGAGGCCGCGCACGCAAGCCCAGCCGGCTACGCCAACCCGAGCAGCACCCCGGACGACTGCGCTGACACCCGGAGGGCCTGGGGGGGATGCCCGCCCCCCGTCGTTCTGGAGCCAGGTCGGCGTAGATCCGAAAAAACTCTCCAGGCCATAGGGGGGGACCGCGGCATGCCCGCACGTACCGGCAGGCCGTGGCAGCGCATCAAGCGGCGCATCATCCGTCGCGACCGCGGTGTCTGCCACTTGTGCGGGCTGCCAGGCGCAGACACCGCTGACCACCTGATTCCGTACTCGGCTGGGGGGTCGAACGCCCCCGCCAACCTGAAGGCGGCGCACGTCGACTGCAACCGTCGTCGGGGTGCAAGGCCCATCGAGGTCGCTCGAGCCGAGATCGCAGCCGAGGGGGCCCAGTCCGGCTGGGAGTGGTGAAAACGAAGTGGTCCCGGCGCTGAGCCAACAGCCCGGGACCGTGGTCAGACCCCGGTTGAGGAGGCCCGACAGTGAGCGATGCTACCCAAACCTTCACCTGTGCCGCATGCGGCGAGGACTGGTCGAGGCCGACCGTCCGGGGCCAGCGACCGAGGTGGTGTCCTTCGTGCCGCGGGCCGATGCGACTCAAGCCCTGCGCCACTTGCAACAAGATCCAACCGATTCAGGCCGGGACGAAGCGATGCCAGGACTGCATCACGCTGGGCCGTACGACGTATTCGCTACGTCGCCGTCGGGCGTCCCGGAAGATCGCCCAGGCGCTCCGAGGGCACGGCGGACGAGGGTCGCCGTACTTTGTGGACGCTCACGGGGTGGTCTCGTCGACATCTCCTCCCAAGTCGAGGGTCTGGGTCGCCGGCTCATGCGTTCGATGCGCCGACCCATTCGTCATCGTCGACCAGCTCGAGTCCCGCTACTGCTCGACCCCCTGCCAGCGAGCGGACTGCAAGGACCGCCGCCGAGCTCGGAAACGAGAGGCTTTCGTGGCCCCCGTATACCGGAGCCGCATTTTCGACCGGGATGCCTGGATGTGTCAGCTCTGCGGCAAGCGGACCTCTCCGGGCCTTGTGGTGCCGCACCCACTGGCCCCAGTCCTCGACCACATCGTCCCGCTCGCCGACGGGGGCACACATGAGCCGAAGAACGTCCAGTGCGCCCACTTCCTCTGCAACAGCCAAAAGGGCGACCGGGGACAAGACCAACTCCGACTCATCGGCTGAACCGGGCCCGGTCGAGTGCAAGGTCGCCTCCGACATCGAGGCGCTCGTCTCGACCCACCCGATGGGCGAGGCGCTCTCCGCGATGTCACTGGCCCTAGCCCGGACTCTCGACCAGGGCGCGGGGTTGGCGGTCGCTGCGGTAAACCGCGAGCTGCGGGCCAACCTCGTCGAGCTATCGAGCATGGCGGACAATGACGACGACCTCGACGCTGACTTGTCGACCCCGCTACGGCACCCAGAGGACACCTGACCGACCCACTCTCGGCCATGCCGTAGCGGAGGTCTCCCGCCGGCTCGGCCGGCCGTTGATGCCGTGGCAGCAATACGTCGCCGACGTGGCCCTCGAGATCGACCCGCTCACCGGCCTCCTCGCCTACGACGAGATCGGGCTGACGGTTCCCCGCCAGTCCGGCAAGTCGATGCTGATTCTTGCCAAGGCTGTCCATCGCGCTTCGGCAACCGGGTTCTTCGGGCAGCGGCAGCGGATCGTCTACACCGCCCAGACCCGCAACAAGGCCCGGGAGAAGTGGGAAGAGGACTACGCGGCCGACCTGCGGGCGTCCAAGACGTTCCGCCACAAGATCCAGACCCACTTCGGCAACGGCAACGAGCACATCCGGTTCGCGAACGGTTCCCGGTTCGGAATCGAAGCCAACACAGAGAAGGCCGGTCACGGGTCCACCCTGGACGAGGCCTACATCGACGAGGCGTTCGCCCAGCTCGACAACCGGCTCGAGCAGGCTTTCCGACCAGCCATGATTACCCGCCCGAACACCCAACTGTGTTGGGTGTCCACCTCCGGGTGGCTGGACCGGTCCCCGTATCTGCTGGACAAGGTCACGCGTGGCCGGGACCAAGTCGACATGGGGATTCGTGAGGGCCTCGCCTACTTCGAGTGGTCTGCCCCCGACGACGCCGACCCCGAGGACCGGACCGCCTGGCGCGCAGCAATGCCGGCGTTGGGCCACACGATCACAGAGAAGGCCATCGCCGCCGAACTGCGGGCGATGGCCGACAACGTCAACGACTTCCGCCGCGCCTACATGAACCAATGGGTGCTCAAGGACGACCCCGACACCGACACCATCGTCGACCTGTCCACCTGGCATCAGCTCGAGGACATCGAAGCCGATCGCCCTCGCCCGGTCGCGTTCGCCGTATCGGTGTCCGCCGATCGCAAGTGGTCGTCTATCGGCCTCGCTGGTCGTCGAGCCGACGGCGACCTCCACGTACAGGTGATCCAGGCCGGTCGGGGCACGGGGTGGGTAACCGCTCGGCTGAAAGAGCTGGTCAGCCAGTGGAGGCCGGTCGGTGTTGCCATCGCCCCCTCAGGGCCCGCCGGGTCCCTGATCGCCCCGATCGAAGCCGCTGGAATCACGCTCATAAAGGCGGGGACCCGCGAATACGCGCAAGCATGCGGGCTCTTCGTCGATGGCGTGGACGAGAACACGATCCACCACATTGCCCAGCCGCAGTTGAACCTGGCGGTCTCTTCGGCTCGCAAGGTGAAGTCGGGCGACGCGTACGTGTTCGATGGCTCTGACCCGAAGATCGACATTGCCCCCCTGCGAGCAGTTGCCTTGGCTGTCTACGCCTTCGAGCGTGGCCTCACCGCCAAGCCGAAGCGTTCCGGGATGGTCGTCGGCATCCGTTAGTCCCCTTTGGAGGTCGTATGGCTCTCTCTGCTGCCGCGGCTTCCCGCCAGGCGTCCGACCTCAACAAGCTTGCTGGCATCGAATGGATGCGGCTCCGCCGGTTCTCCCGGTACGTCCGAGGACGCCAAACCCCGCCATGGCTCCCGGACTCCGCAGAAACCGAGTACCGGGAGATCGCCCGCAAGTCCGCCTCGAACTGGCTGGGCCTGGTCGTGCAGGCCACCGCCCAAGGACTGCACGTCGACGGCTACGGCGACAAGGCACCCGAAGACGGGTCAGCGGTGTGGCTCGACGCGTGGCAGGCGAACAGCATGGACGCCCACCAGCACGCCCTCCACCGGGCGGTCCTGTCGCTCGGCTACTCATACCTCATCGTCCTGCCATCCGAAGACGGCGGGGTATGGATGCGGCCCGAGGCCGCGACCCGGATGTTCGCCGTCTACGACGACCCCTTCGACGAATGGCCCACCTTCGCCATCCGGCAGGTCACCAAGACCCGCTGGGAGCTCTACGACGACGAGAACCGGTACCTGATCACCGGCAACCTCGGCGGCGGGGCGTCGGTCGAGACCCTCGAGCACGGGCTCGGGGTGTGTCCGGTCGTGCAGATGCGCAACCAGCTCGACCTGCTCGGCACCCCGATGGGCGAGATCGAGCCGGTCATGCGGATCCAGGACCGGATCATCGACGCCACCTTCACCCTGCAGATGGTCGCCAAGTACGGCGCCTTCCCCCAGCGGTGGATCTCCGGCATCGACACCACCAAACCCCTCGTCGACGCCGACGGCAACACGCTCCTTGACGCCAACGGCGACCCAGTGTTCCCGACGATCAAGGCCTACGTCGACCACATCATCACCGCCCTCGACCCCGACACGAAGTTCGGGCAGTTCGCCGCCGCCGACCTCCGCCAGTACGTCGAAGCCCTCGAGGCCCACATCCGTCACCTCGCAGCGATCACCCAGACCCCGCCGCACTACCTCCTCGGCTCGCTGGTCAACCTGTCCGCTGAGGCCCTCGCCGCCGCTGAAGCCGGGCTGATGCGCAAGATCCGGGACCGGCGCGCCACCCTCGGTGAGGGCTACGAGCAGGCGCTTCGACTCGCCGCGGGGATCCTCGGCGACGAGGACGCCGCTATGGACACCTCCTCGCAGGTCCACTGGCAGGACGTCGAGTCCCGCTCGCTCGCCCAGGTCGCCGACGCCCTGGTGAAGCTGAAGGGTGTCGGGGTCCCGACCCCGCTGCTGTTCGAGATGATCCCCGGTTGGACCAAGCAGGACGTCGACAAGGCCGAAAAGCTCATCGCCGAAGGAGGCGGGCCGCTCGAACTGCTCGTCGCTGAGCTGGCGGCCGGTCAGACCGCCCCGGCGCTGCCGCCGGCCTGATGGCCGTCACGGTCGAAGCCGCCCGCCTCACCGAAGCTCACCGGATCGGCCAAGCCCGGCTCGGGGCCCGCACCGTCGCCCAGCTCGCCACCGCCTGGGCCTTGCTGGACCCCGCGGACCTCGACGCCACCGTCGAACGGTGGCTGCTGACCGCCTCACGGCTCATCCAGGCCCAGCGGACCGCATCCGCGCAGCTCGCCGCGAACTACCTCACCACGTTCCGTCGCCTGGAGCTCGGACGACCAGGGACCCTCCAACTCGTCCTTGCCGAACGGCTCGACGCCCAACAGGCACTCACGTCCCTGACGGTCACAGGCCCGGTCCGAGTGAAGCTCGCCACCGCCCGCGGCGTTTCGCTCGCTGAAGCCTCGGATCTCGGTCTGGCCGGCTCGTCCCGGGCAGGGATGCGCCTCGCCCTCAACGGCGGCCGGGACACCATCCGTGACTCCGCCCAAGGCGACCGTCGCCGGACCGGCTGGGAGCGATCCCTGTCGGGCGACCCGTGCGATTTCTGCCAAGGGCTCGCTGATGACGCGGCAGCAGGAGACGACTCGGCGGCTTTCGTCACCCACGACGGGTGCGGATGCCAGCCGGTCCCCGTCTTCGCCTGAGCGACAAGTTCTCCGCCCCGTGAGGGGGCGCGAGTCCTGCGTGATGCAGGAATCGAGAAAACCACAAGGAGGCCGTGATGGCCGACGACCCCACCGACGACAAGCCCGAAGGCAAGCCGGACGACCCCGAGGTGTTCAACCGCCCCGAGGACGCCGCCGGCAAGAAGGCCCTCGAGCAGGAACGCACGGCCCGGCGCGAAGCCGAGAAGGCCAACGCTGACCTGGCGAAGCGTCTCAAGGAGTTCGAGGACGCCGACAAGTCCGAGCTGGAGAAAGCCACCACCGCCGCAGCCGAGGCCGCCAAGCGCGCCGAGGAAGCGGAGCTGAAGGCTCTCCGGCTCGAGGTCGCAGGCGACAAGGGGCTCACCCCGTCGCAGGCCCGTCGACTGGTCGGCAGCACGAAGGAGGAGCTGGAGGCCGACGCCGACCAGCTCCTCGAGGACTTCGCCGCGAACGCCAAGCCCGCCCCGAAGGTCCCGCCCCGGCCCAAGCCGCCGGCCGGATCGAAGGACAAGGGCGACCCGGGGGAACTCGAAGGCAAG